GTTGGCATCCGTGTACGGCACTGCTAACTGAACGTCCTGCATATCTGCCGGTTGTATACCAAACTTGGTGTTGTCACTAACTCTGTAATAGGTCCTGAAATTTCCCAACGGTATGTTCGAGAAGTTGCCATCTCCAAATACCAGATCAATCGCATCGTTATTTTTTGTTACAACATTGTAAGTGTTTCTCTCTGCTTTGGACAATGAATTGTAAATTGCATTATTCCCTGACAGCGATGGAACTTTAGACCACGCTTCTGACAACTGTCCAAACTGATCTAACTTGTACAACCATACATCAGAATCGTTAATGTTGGAGGTTTCAAGATTTTTGATATAATTTGTTATGGCAGTATCTACAGAAAATTCTTGATTTTCTAATACTCCCTGTTTAAAAAGGAAGAAGAATCCTGTGTTATTGGAACTATCTCCGGATCCGTCTGTCCTGTAAGTATAAGTCAGTCCCGAACCTGGTACTGGTGATGATTCATATACAGAGTCAGAACCTGTCGTCGTACTGGACACTATTTCAAAACTTCTATTTGTTCCACCAATTGATTTTTGAAATTTGAATATCGGAAGATCCAATTGATTTGAACTTAACGTGTAGACTTCTGTGTTTATTCCGCCTATCTTCCCCGACTCCCTGGGATTGCCAAAAAGTTGCCCTGCCTGGTTAGCCGCATTCAATATTGCAGTGAATTGTTCTCTGTAATTTGAGTTAGCACTGTCATTCCAAATTATATTTTCATCTGCTAAATTTGTTCCTGTACTATCTTTTACATCCTGTGTTGTAGAGATAGAATCTATCTTCAACATTCCTGTTGCAGGTTTATTTCTTTTGGCATTGTAGTTGATCAACCTTGCCAATCTTAGAACACTGTTTCTTCTCTCCGCCGTCTCTAGGAAGTTCTCCCTGGCGTTTAAGTCAACTCTGAAAGATAGTGCCTGTGAAATATAGGCAATAAGATCTATCAGTGCCACATACTCAGAACTCTCAACAAAATCATTGAAGTCATCTGGGTAGTTCTCTTTGAGATAGGCAACCATGGTCCTTCTCAGGGTCTCGAAATCGTAACTTTTGAAATCCGCCTGTTGGAAGGCCTGGTAGATCTTTCTCCAATCTTCCGCAACTAATAATCTGTTTTGTCTATCTGTAGTGGCCATTGTAATTACAATGGTATTTATATGTTAGGAAATGTGCGTATATTAAGATAGACGCATAAGTGAGTTCTCGTCAAAGTTGAAGCTCAATTTCTCGGTAATATTCAACGGCACATATGTTATAGTGGCCTGTATGGCTATGCCCTTGTCTGCTTCGGATACAAAAATCTCTTCAGTGGCAATACGTGGATCTGCGTTGAGATTTGCTGTGACATCTTCTATTATTGCGTCTTTTAGAGCTTCTGTGAACGGTTCGAATATGGCATCATATATGATAGTACCAAACTCCGGGTTCTCCACCCTCTCACCCTTACGCACACTTAATCTATTGATCAGGTCCTGCTTGGCTACCTCGAAGTCATACAGTTTGAAGTTGGTTTTATCCGCACGTGAGCTGAAACCCTTGAATGTCACTTTTTTGTTGGATAAACCTGATCCTGAATCTCCGTATGCCATATACTATATTTACTCTCTAAAATCTAAAGAAACTCTTCACCGCCGAAATGGCACCGCTTTTAATGGACGCTATCTTACCATGGATAAAACTCATCGCGGCACCTTTCGGATCGGAAATTAATTTTTGAATGTCGTTTGCTTTGCTTGTTAAAGTGTTCAAATTTTTAAGCGGTAGTTTTATGTTGTCATTAAGTTTGACCACTTTGCTCAACTTACTGGATACTGCTTTTATAGATGGTTGTTTCAACAATTCTGATTTAATAACTTTTAGTTCAGTAGCGGATAATCCCGGGCTAGATTTCTTTATCTCTCCCATGGCTTCGTTAATAAATTTCTTGGTCCTCGCAGTACTACTCTGTCTGTCATAAGGCTCATGAGTCACAAAATCTGTTACGGTTGTCTTGTTGTCTATCTTGTTGGGTTTTCCTTGTGCTAAAGGATTGTCGTCATCTATGTCTATCAGCCCTTCGGTTACCCTTATTCCTATTGCATCTGGTTTGAGCCAACTAGGACCCCACAATGGACTGGCATTTATCGAATTCAAATGAACCTGAGATCCTGCTAGATCTATTCTACCTTTCGCACCATGCAGTTGTGTGCCTTCTGTGAATGAACTTATACCGTCCCTTCCATAATGCCTCACAGCACCTTTCTGAGAACTGTTGAATATACCCTTCTCCCCCATAGCAAAAAGATATCCCTCTGCGTTCAACGCCAGATGATTTTCTGATGTAAGATTGATGGTGCCTTTGGCATGGAAATTAATGTTTGTCTCTGAGTGCAGATTGAAGTCTCTGCCTGATCTCAAATTTATACCACCGTCGGAGTAAACACTTATGGTGCCATCCTTTGCCATCTCTATGTATGCTTTACCAGAACCGTTTGCAAGATACACCACACCTTCTGTGTCGTGCATTAAAAGTTGGTGTCCGGATGCTGTCCTCAATCTGGTCAATTGGTTTGTGCCGTCCACTGCGCCGTCGTCCATGACGAACGTGTGTCCTGTCTTCCTGGTCACGTAATCTTTTGCCTCCGAGTCTCTTGTGCCCACGCTCTCTTTTGTCGTGGTCGTGTCTTTCCTACCCGGCGTGCTTATGCCAAAAACCTGACTTGGTGTTTCCCTACGTGCCGAACTTGATGTGTTACCTCTGACATCATCCGCACTCAATCCCTGTTGCAGTAAAGTATCTGCGAATGGGTGTATGGGCTTGGGTATTGATTCGTAGTTGCCGTTCTGCAACGCACCTTGCCTGTTCCTGTTCAGCTCTCCTGACGGCACATTTTTTGAACCGTATTTGGATTGCTTGTCGTCTTGGAAGCCTGCGTCTGTACCTTCGAACGTTCCGTCCAGTGCGTCGTTGGTGTTGGTGCTTGACGCTATGCCTGGCATCATGTGATTGGTGTATGGTTCCTGCACACAACCTATCCAGTAGGCCTGATTCATTTTGCCTTCCGCGAATATCACAAGAACTTTGGTCTCTAGGTCTGGTGGTATCATCCACATACCGTACGAGTGCTGTGAGTCTCCAAATTCTGTGCCTGCTCCCTTGGCGTACTTGCCTCCCTTGGCTCCGTAGAAAGGTGCCAGGTATTCGCAGGTTATGAGCTGGTTCTCTGCTGGGTCTGATGTCTTTGACAGGCTTGGAATGTGTACTTTCAATCTTCCCATCCTAGTGGGATCCATGTTGCCCTTGACTGTGCCCACATAAGGTCCGGCATTTGTTCCGGCCCAAGACTTGTCTGATCCGGGTGCTTTTGAAGTTGAAGTGTCTCCCTTGAGATAATTGTGCAATGACATTAACTTATAAATCCTTTAATCTTGTTCGTAATTTTGTTCTTGATCCTGCTCACGTTTGCAGAAGCAAGATCGATATATTTCCTACCAATACTAGTTAAGTTTGATTTGACGTCAGTGAAATCTTTTGCACTGTAGAATTTGGTTAGTTCACTTTTCAACACGATGAATGGCTCGCCGTTTATATCCACCACGCTGGAAGTCGGAACAGGATCTGATATGATCACTCCTTGATTGTTGAATCTGGTAAGGTTCAACACATTGGTGTACTTGCCATCTGTGAAGTTGTGTTCCACCTGTACCACACGATACAGTCCACTGAATTCTGCTGACTGATCTTCCTGTAGTTCGTAAACACCTGTCTGGTCATTAAAGTCCGTAGGCATCCTGAAGTTCAGCATTATGATCGGTTCCGCCACGTCCGTGTTGTAGCAACGTAACTCGCTGTTCCAAATCCTGTCCTTGTTGCGCCTCCAATAACCTATGTCCGGATCAGATGCCTTGCCGGCACCTCTTGCAAAGTTCTTGGCGTTTAGTGGGATGAACTGTGACTGGCTGATCCATGCGGGATCTCCCAAGATCTCCATCCTCACATTGACCATGTCCGCCATGGGGTGTGTCAGTGAATCCAGAAACGAGTCCAACTGCGTTGGTGTGCCACCGGTCTTGGCCGTGCCCTCAGACTTGTTAGTGTCGGCGTGTGATCTAGTCAGAAGGTTACCGTCCGTGTTGTGGTCTGTTGCATTGGTACCGCCTGTGGCCTTGTCCGAGGCGTTTTCGATTTTGTTCTTACGATCTTCAGTTGCCTCGAAGTCTTTTAGTCGAGACTGGAAGTATGCCACTTTGTAGTTGATGTTCAAATCTATCACGTCCACGTTGTCGCCTGTGAATATGTAATTGTAGGTCTTGAAAACGAAATTCTTGAAGTTCTGACCTGTGCTGACGCCGGGTATGGACAAAGAGTAAGCGTGTATCTTGTATGGTTCAACGTGGAAGTTGATCTTCTTCCTGTCCATGGCACGTATGTTGTCGAAGTCGCCCTCGATAGGTACCACGCTGGCCCGGATCTTGAAGTAGTCGAAATAGAAGTCCTGTGCCGCGTCCAGCACCCCCTCTGCACCACCCTTGAACTGTGCGACGTTCAGTGTCCTGTCCACCTTTTTCTTCCACTGGTCGAACTTCTTGTCCGAGTATGCAGGATGGCCCTTCATGATCTCTTCCAGAATCTTGGTTATGGCGTTGGCGGAGTTGATCTTCATGTAGTCAGGTGGCACTGCTAGTTCATTCGCTACGTAGAATCCAGCGTCTGCGCCTGTGGCACCTTGCGTGGCCATGCCCTGTTGCTCTAGGTTCTCCGTGGTTATGAAGGCATCCTCGATGTAACTGTCTCCCTTTATGTCCGCAGTTGCCCCTTTGACATCGGCCGCGGACCTGTTGGCGAAGGTGATGGTGTAAACATCCGGTTTCTCCGCTAATCCTGTTTTTTTCTCGTCCTCGTTCTGCTTGTTCAACAACTCCTCCAGTGCCTTGAACACGTCTGAAAGTCGTTTGCCGTCTGGCGACAGTGTTCCCGCTGTCCTTGGATAGTTGAATCTGTTCACATAGGCGAATTCGTTGTAGGGTATGGCCTTGACCGTATACACCGTACCGGCCTGGGTGACATCCATCTGCATGTCCACTAGTTTCACAGGTATGAGTCTTTTCATGTTCTGTGAATCTTTGGTCGATGCTGGTCTTCCCTGTTCGTCGAATCCCTTGAAGTCTATGGTCAACAGGAACGGAGCGTCCAGGTGATCTAGGAAACCGTTGTTGACCGCGGCACCACGTATCCTCTCCAACAGCGTTATGCCGGCTGGTTCAATTATCTCCATGGATATCTGTGTGACCGAGGTCAGCCTCCTCTTGTCGTTTAGGCCTGGTATGCTGTTCATTGTCACGTTCCTGATGTAAAGGTCTCTGTTCCTTCCCAGCGTCTGCCTACTTTTGAAGAGGGCCTCTTTTTGTCGTTTATTGAGGGTTGTGCCCTCTGTGGCCTTTGCCAAATCCGTGGCCGGTGAGCTTTGGTTCACGTCTGCGCCAATGCCAGAACTCCTGACTATGATGTCATGTGCTTTGGATTTCAGTAATGTTGGTGTGTCCTCGAGATCTCGCTGTGACAATGCACTCAATGTGAACAAAGAAGTGTATGATGCAAACTGGTGTAGGCTGTTGGGGTCGTTGATAGTGGTGACGTAGATGTCGTTGCCTTTGTTTAATGTACTCTTCTCTGTGATAGTTCCGGCAAAATCTGGACCGTTATAATCGTTAGCCATGGATTATATCCCCAGGTCTTTGATCAGGTTCTCTTTCTTTGGCAACTGCACAGTCACACCTGGTTTGAAATCATAAATGGGGTCTTCCAGTTGATCTGGATTTCTCTGTGCGAACACCCACCAAAGTCTCGGTGAGCCGTATAAGTCATAGGCCAACAGGTCTGGCCTGTATGCGTATGTTCTCTCTATGGTGTAACTTTGGTCATCTTCTTCCGCTGTGAGCGTTCTAGGATTCAAGATACCCAAATAGTCTGCTACTTCCCTTGTCTCAAAATATGGTGATGTGTTTGAGTATTTGGCCATTAGATGAATCCTACCTCGTTACTTCCCTTACCGTTAAGTTCTCCGTTCACAAATTTCTTCATTGAGAAGTTCTTTATGGAATCCCTGCTGTAGATAGGTGTCACTAGCACTGATATGTTTGACAGTGTTGGTGCCCACGTCTGTGATTCTCCTGCGGCCGCTGTCTGATCAAAACCTGCATCCGGTCCATTTAATTCCTTGTAAGGTGTGTTTGTTTGTTTGGTAGAGATGTAATCTATGCCCGGCCTTAATTCTACGTTGAATGTGTTTATTACCACAGGCACTTTATTGAACATGTGGTCTCCATAACCAAACAGGTGCATGATTGGTGGGGGATTTCCTTTAAGGCCATCTAGGCCATTCTCACTTCCAAAGAACATCTTTGTCGCGGTCCTTAGGAAATTCACAGTTGCCACCCAGTGCTTGGCATCGTCTTGATTCTGAACAGGAAATTCACCAATGATGTTCATTGAGTCCACCTGTGAGTTTTGATAGGCCTGGTGAGGGTAGTTGCTGTGTACCTGATCCATTGCGTTGTAGTTGGCAGAATGCTGTATCACAACCGCTGGAGTCAAGGGCCAGAAAATACCTTTTGCATCTGCTAAAGGTTTCATTATAGGATTGTTATCAAAATCAAAAAATTTCGTCAAAGGTCCATCTGGCACTTGCAGTCTCACACGCCAGTCTGTTTTGTCGCTACGTCCGGACCACTTGGCCCTTGCTTGTACAATCCTCGAATCTGTGGAAATACCGGCACCCGTTAATCTACCCAGGGTCCTGTTGAATATACCCTGTCCCACATTCTTGATTATTTTTCCCAACATAAATGGTTGCTTTCCTTTGTAAAATTTCGTATACTTTAACTATATTTATAGGCATTATTCTAGGCACACTTAATTCACCATACGACACGATTCAACACAATATAAAGAGAAGCAATTATGAAGAGAGTAAAGTACCTAAACAACAGAGATCTGCTATTACAGATACATGCCAGCAAGAACACGTACTGTTCATACGTCACGCCCGAGGACGCACAATATGACTTGATCTTGCCCAACCTCA